TACACCAGTTCAGTAGTTAGCAAATTAGGATTTCAAGAGGTAGTTTGGACACAGCTTAAACGCTTAGGTATTCCCGTAATAATTGACAGAGACGATGACTGGATGCTACCTCACGACCATATAATGAAGAACGATTGGGTTAAGAATAAAACAGCAGCTCAAATAGTCTACAATTTAAAAATGGCTACTGCTGTAACGGTACCTACTGAGTACTTAGCCCAAAAAGTTAGACAGTTTAACAAGAATGTGTTTGTAATTCCCAACGCAATAGACTTTAACCAAAAACAATTCCAACCCGATGTAAAAGTTCAGAACCTTAAAAACGAGAAAGTGCATATAGGCTGGAGCGGTTCCGTTACTCACTTCAAAGACATTGTAATGCTAACCGACACTTTTATGCAAATGAACTCAAACCCTGACTTGAAAGGAAAGTATAGATTAGTACTGAGCGGATTTGCTGAAGGGGATATGATTTGGAAGGAATACGAGAAAATGTTTACAAGTGGCTACAAAATAGCAGAGGACCAATATTGCAGAATAAACGGAATGGACGTATATACTTACGCTTCTGCTTACGATATGATGGATGTCGGGTTAATACCTTTGAAGGATACTGAATTCAATCGCTGCAAGTCAGAACTTAAAATGATGGAGATGGGTGCAAAGAAACTTCCAGTAATAGTCTCTAACCAGTACCCATACACCAACATAGCTAAACACGGAGAGAACTGCTTAATGGCATCAAAAAAGGATTGGTTTAAAAATATCAAGAGGATGATTGACAGCAAAGAGTTAAGAGAAGACTTAGGCGCAGCCTTATATGAAGAAATATTTGCAAATTATAATATATTAAATATAAACGAACTAAGAAAGGAGATGTTTAAATATGTCACAAAGAGGTAGACCAAGAGCAATAGAAAGTCCTGAAATGTTATTAGAGCTTTTTGAAAAGTACAGAGAAGAGACGAAGTCCAATCCGATTCTTAAACATACATTTGTAGGAAAGGATGGAAAGTCGGTTTATGAAAAAAGAGAAAGAGCATTGACGATAGATGGCTTTGAAGTCTATTGTTTTAATCAAGGAGTTATAAACGATTTAGGCGATTATTTTCAAAACAAAGGCGAGAGATACGGAGATTTTGCAACTATCTGTACACGCATCAGGCAAATCGTTCGTGATGACCAAATACAAGGAGGCTTGGCTGGAGTCTATAATCCGAGCATAACTCAAAGATTGAATGGGTTAACGGAGAAAGTTCAAACAGAACAAAACATAAATGTCAATAAGCTACCTGAATGGTTGACAAAGCCTATTGAGTAAATGTTCAATCCTAACTTTATCTTTTTAGAGAAGTCAGTAAAGACTAAACGCATTATTGCCTTACAAGGGGGTACTCGTTCAGGTAAGACTTACTCAGCTTTACAATGGCTTATTAGGTTATGCCTCAAACACGAGGGAATGACTATATCAATAGTTAGGAAAACCTTACCTGCTTTGAAGTCCTCAGCGATGAGGGATTTTATAGAGATACTTACATCAATCAATTTATATAACGAGACTGACCATAACAAGTCGGAGAATACTTATATACTCAACAAAAACTTGATTGAGTTCTTTTCAGTAGATGATGCTCAGAAGATACGAGGTAGGAAGAGAGACATCCTATTTGTAAACGAAGCAAACGAGATAGACCTTGAGGATTGGAGGCAGTTACTTTTGCGAACGACTGGCAAGGTTATTATTGACTATAACCCATCTGACTTTGAGCATTGGATATATGACCAAGTATTAACTCGTGACGATTGCGGATTAATTATAACTACCTACAAGGACAATCCTCATCTACCTGATGCGTTAAAAAGGGAAATAGAAAGTCTTGAACAAGCTGACCCTGAGTATTGGAAAATCTTTGGTTTAGGTGAACGAGGACAATTAATGGGTTTAGTCTTCAACAATTGGACCAATCAATTCGTAGTACCAAATGAAGCTAACTTTATCGGGTACGGATTAGACTGGGGATTCTCAGCCGACCCTACTGCACTTGTTAGTGTTTGGAAGTACGAGCAAGAGCTATACATAAGAGAAGAGTTATACGAACGAGGATTAACCAATCAAGACATAGCCGAAAGATTAAAAAGTTTAGAAGTAGGCCGTAAAGAGATATTTGCTGATTCTGCCGAACCCAAAAGTATTGAGGAGGTGTACAGACTTGGTTACAACATAAAACCAACACAGAAAGGGAAAGATAGCATCATAAACTCAATTGACATACTGCGAAGGTATAAGCTACATCTAATAGGCAATAATCTACAAAAGGAGTTTAGGACCTACAAGTGGAAAACGGACAAAGCAGGAAAGATAGTGAACGAACCAGTGGACTTCAATAATCACTTAATAGATGCTACACGCTATCTTGCATTGATGCGATTGCAAGAACATAAGAGAGGACAATATGTTACAATTCGTGCCTAATTAAATATATAATATAGAATGAAACGCAATTACTATAATTTAACTCTTAAGGACTTCATAGAGCTACAACAAGTGAAGGACTTGGGGATTGAAGCAAAAAAAAAGAAGCTATCTATTATTTATAAGATAGAGGCTGAGTTCTTTGATGGGTTTACCTCTGAGCAGATAATATCGCTCTACTCCGAATTTGAGCAGTTAGAAAGTCAGCCGATTAAGACAACTTACAAGAAAAGAGTTAAGGTAGGCGGTAGATGGTTTTTTGTTGATTACAGATTAAGTCAAATTAGCGCAAGTCAATTCATAGACATTTCGCACTTTTCAAAAACTAATCCGATTGAGAATATTCACAAGATAGTAGCTTCGTGTATAAGACCAATTAGCTGGAGATTTGGAAAGCCAAGTAAGTACAACGGAGACGAACACGAAGAAATAAGTGAACTACTACTTAATCAAATGAAAGTAAAGGATGCTTATCCGATTATGCTTTTTTTTTGCACTCTCTCAAGCAAATTATCGGACAATATCCTAACTTATTTCCTAAGCACGAAGGAGGAGACTTTGAGCAGGCTCAGAACTTTTATACAAAATGGGGATGGGTCGCAACAATAGATAATTTAGCTAACCACGATAAAACAAAGTGGGACTACTTTTTTAATTTAGGACTGAAGGAGTTTTTTAATATAGTAAGCTACCACATTGAACACACGGAACAGATAAAGAAAGAGAATGGCAGAAACAGACTACACTAAGTTATTAGGCGATTTAGGAACAGACGCAGAAGCTGGTCCTATTCAGTTTGATTCTATTATTGAGGAGGCCTTAGTTAGGTTTGTCAATGGCTTAACCGATACTATGAAATCTAACCTAACCGAGTTAGATGCTTACTATGCGGATTCGGAATTAGTGCAGTCAATAATCACTTTACCTTTGAGTGCCAATGGGAATAGTTTTGAAATGTCTATTGAGATGAACTATTACGGTGACTTTTTAAACGAGGGTGTAAGTGGTACTCGTAACAAATTCAATTCACCTTATTCATTCAAAAAAGAGTCAGTCAGTCCAGCCTTTAATAAGTCATTGAGAAAATGGATTACAAAGAGAGGCTTTCCGATTGAGAGTAGGTATTCACAAACAAGAGATTTGACGAAGGACCAAAGAAAGAAAAAACAAATTGATGAGAAGACGCAGATGGCTTACGCGATGGGAATAGGTATTAAGCGAGAAGGTATAAAACCAACTAATTTTATCAACGATGCACTAAGCGAACGCAATGTAGCAGCATTCGCACAAGGATTAGCTGATGCGTTAGGTAGGTCAATTGAAATTACGATAACAAAAAATATTTTAAAATGATTATAAATTCACAGCCAAACAATTGGCAGAATGTATACAATGAGATGGTATTCGGATTGGAGAGTACTAACGCAACTGCTGCGGGTTTTCAATTCTTGGTGGACATTAATGTAAGCGGACAGACTAACCCAGTCGCAAGATTGACTTACCCAAAACAGCCAGGCATTAACACGATAGATGTAGATGTGAGTGAAGTACTACGCAACTATGTTAGCTATGACTTCGCAAGTTATAACGCATCTGGTATCTATCATTGCATAAACTCTAAGGTTGACTACTGGGTTGAGTTCGGAGAGGTACGCAACAATGCTTCAGGTATACCAGTAATTTACCCTAACTTAACTGGGTTCTATGCAAGTGGTAATAACGCACATTCAACAAATGCTATTTTTGATTTCTTAGACTGGAGCAAAACAGCATTCATTGATTACAATGTAAACTCACCAATTGAATCAGGTTTAACTTTGAATCAAACTACCTTTCAAGAAAAGCTCAGATATGGTGAGGAAAGGTTTTTAACTTATTTTGATTACGATGAAATCTATGGTACTGGTATAGTAGGTAATATCAATGTTCAGGTATTAGATAAAAATCTAAATTTATTAATTGAGTCAAATGCTGGATTCACTCCGATTGGGTCAATTAATTCAATCAATGTCGCTAACTCAGGTAATGCAAGTGGATATTACAAATCTGTTTATGATGCAGCCTTTGACTATCCCAATGCTGTGTACTATAGAGTCAATGGTCAGAACACGGCTGGTAGTGGCGCAACAACTTATTTTAGCAGAACTTTCTTAATTGATACGAGCTGTCAAAAGTATTCGCCAATTAGATTACATTGGTTAAACAACTTGGGTGGATTTGATGCTTACACATTCACGAAAGTAAGCAGAAACTTTACGGACATTGAAAGAAAGATGTTTAAGAAGTTCCAACCTTTGAACTATCCTAAAACCTTCAGAGCGAAAACAAACTACTTTACTAAACTAACAGACACAATTCAAATAAATTCCGATGGGTTGACCGATGCCGAATGGATAGGATTAAAAGAGTTAGTACTAAGTCCAGTAGTAATGATGGAGTATGGAGCGACTTATATACCGGTGAACATTAAAGAAAGCAATTACGAAGAAAAGATATACATCAACGATAGACAAATCAGCTCACTTCAATTGACTTTAGAATATACCTTTGACAATTATCGCCAATCACTATGAACCAAACAGAATTAAAAATAATAGCTTATAACGCTTCAGGAATTGTAAGTAATACTTGGGATGTGGATTTGTACGATTCAGTTCCAATGCCTATTAATAAATCAATCGTTGACATCCGTGAACCTGACAAGAGACAGAGTGATTATTCTAAATCATTAACTATTCCAGGCACAGCAAATAACCATTCAATTTTCTCTGCGATATTCAACATAGATAGAGCTACGATTAACACATCAAGTTTAAATTTCAATCCTGATTTCAATCCGAATTTAAAAGCTGAGGCTATCCTTTATCGCAAAGGAATCCAACAACTCAGAGGATACTTGCAATTGGTAAGTATTAAGAATGTAGATGGAGCGATTGAATACGAATGTGTAATAATCGGAAAGTTTGCTAACCTATTCCAAGACTTAGGGGAGTTGAGTCTACAAGAGTTAGATTTATCAGCATTTAATCACGAATGGACCAAAGATAATGTAGAGAAGAGCTGGAACATTTCAATTGTCAGAAACGGAACTGAGTACTTCAATTTCAATGCAAGTGCGCAGCCTGATGGTATAGGTTATGTCTATCCACTTATTGACAGAGGTAATTCTCTTAATAACGGAGAGATGACTTATAACTTGAATACTATGTATCCAGCAGTTTATGCTAAACAAGTAGTAGATTCTATTTTTGCTGGAGTAGGTTATAGATATCAATCTAACTTTTTCAATAGTCAACGATTTAAAAATC